ATTTAAGCCGTAGTTACCTGTACCTGGGCTTGGTTCTTCAAGGCCCCAAGTATCATCACCTACAACAGCACCGATAGCAGCACCAGCCTGGAAATCATCTACTATTGGTAGAGTGCAGGCTGAAACGGCATCCAAAGCAGTACTTAAAGTAGCAGCGGTTTCTGAACCAGATGCTTCTACGATAAATAATACTTTTGTGCTATCTGTTGGATCATACTGAGTTAAACGACGAACTTGACGACCATCAGATAATGATGTAAGCTTGATATCAACAAGCATATCAGCATTAAACTGGCCAGTTGTAAGATCTGATACTGGTACAGTAGCAGCAGCAAAAGCTGAACCACTAACTAAATCAGCATCAAAACGAAGCAAACGAGCGAGTTCATAAGCATCAGTTGATGTTGCCTCGAATACTGGAACACCACCAGCACCTACGGTACCGGAAGCAACCATGGTTGTATCTACAGATGTTGAAGCGGTTGGAGCGGAATAACCACTCTGTAAGCTGTAAAGACCACCACCGGTTTCAAGGATATCAGTGACACCACCGGTTAGTTGTGAACCTACAACACCACCACCATAAACTGAACCATCAGCACCAAAACCTAGTTTAGCACCTTGATAGGTAAAATCTAGGAAGAAGATGAGACCTGATGGAAGGCTCATTGGCTGGACGCTAACTACATCGTTAGCAAGTAGACCACCGAATACTCGACGGACTAGTGGGAATGCGACTGAAGCAAAACCTTCTACGTCGCCAGCGGCCATTGAAGAAGCTTCTTTTAGAAGCTGTTTGGCCTGATTTTCAAGTAGACGAGCCATGCCGGCCTTTTCATGGTCTTGAGTAAGACCTTCAAGTAGACCGGTTCTTTCCCATTTGGAAAGAAGAGCATCGCTTTCTTTGCGAAGGTCGCGGTTTACGATACCTTCTGTCAGCTTTTCTAGAATAGACATAATAATCACCTCCTTTTTTTTTGATTATTAACTAATCTTTAGTTTCTGTTTTTAATACCTGCAAGTTCCTTAAATCTATCTTTAAGAAGATTTTCTTCTCTTGAATGATTCTCAGTTCTTTTAGGCATGATAGTTGAAGATTTTCTACTTACTGCTTCGCTAAGTGAATTTGGTGTTCTATTTCTAATATCACCCACCGCGCTTTGAAGAGTTTCATAAATTATCTTCGTCTCTTCAACAGAACCAGCTTTTTGAATAGAATCGACAACTTTTTGTTTTTGTCGCTCATTCAAGGAGGTGCTATTCAAAGCTAGATTCGAGTAGAGAAGTTTAGCATTAGAAAGATTTACTTTTTCAAGTTTTTCTTTTAATGCAATTATAGTCTCTTTTAATAATTTATTATTATCAATAAGAGAAGTATTTGTTTTTGTAAGATTTATATTTTCTTTTTTAAGCTTTTTGGCTTCTGCTCTATAAGTCTCTGATTCGAGGCGAGCATTTTCCATATCAGCTTCATATTGTATTTCGGAAGAAGAACGATTCATATAACCAGAAGGTTTACCGCCCATATCAACTATTAATTTTTCAACTAATTCTCTAATATCATTTTCATCGATATCTAAATCATCAATTGATTCCTGTAAACTATCTAATTCTTCTTCAGGTTCTCCCAAAACGCTAGAAGCTAATTCTTCTTCTGGCATCTGTTCTTCTGGTGTACCTAATTCGTCATCCATTTGTATGAGATCATCTAAATTTAATGTCATTGTTACTTCTTCATCTTCTGGACAAGGACACAACTTTTCACCACCAGCAGAAGAAAAAGGTAAATCATCAGTTACTTCTGGTACCATTGAATCCATTGAATCCGTTGAATCCATTGAATCCATTGAATCCATTGAATCCATTCCTAAATCTAATTCTTCATCCTGTTCGTCTAAAAGAGATTCTACCATATTTTTTACTTCTCTATTATATTTTTCCAATATAGTGGTTTCAGCATTTTTTAATGCTGCTGCTCTAAGTTCTTTGGCGTCTATGATAGCTTGCTCTAAAAGTGTTGTCATATATTAAACCTCAATACAAAAAATACAATTGTAGAATGACTTTCAAAAATAAATAGTATTTATAATACTAAAAATCCGTTTATTCGTTATTGTTTTCTGATCTCTGTTTTTTTCTTAGTGATTTGATTTTAGATTTTAATCTATTTTTCTTTACTGATGGCTTTTCATAAAATTCATATGTTCTGTATTTTTCGATAATCTTTTCTTTTTTACACTTTCTTAAAAATTTACGAATTGCCTTTTCTGGATGTTCATTTGGATCAACGTATACTATTGTCTGTGCTACGTTTGGTCCAACATAATCATTTGTTCTACTGTGTCTTCTATTGTTTCTATGTCTTCTCATAATTTCCTCTTTAATTAATTTTGTTTAAATCCTCTTGGAATTGCAAGACCAGAACTAGAAGCAATTTCCAATTCATTAAACCCTGTTCCTGAAATTCCAAATCTTCTTCTAACTATCCTTCTTCTTCTAGTTAATTCATCTTCTTCACTTACAGCATCTTCTGCCACAACAGATAAATATGGTATAAAAGGGTCACCACTTTCTAAAAAGTTCATACCTGCTCTAAAAGTAGAATTAGGTGGTGCTGTATTTGGATAATCATAATCCGAACTAACCAATACTATACCAAAAGAATTATTATTTTGTATATCTGTTCTTGCTGCTGCACCTAATGTTAAAGTATTAAAAGCTCCAAGAGACCAAGAATTGGCTTGGCTATAAGCAGTAACATTACCCAACATAGTAGAGCCTGCTACAAATCCGTCGATTGCATCGTAATCAGCAACTACAAAATCATTATCTAAATCTCCAACCGAAACAGAAGAGTCTAATTTAACAGCAATAACATTAATATTGTTTGTGTTAACACCATAAACATTTAATGTTGCAGAACTTACTGCCGTAGTTATTGTAGAAGTATCAAAAATAAAAAATGCTCTGGCTATAAAAAACCTTGATGTTGAAATATTTTTATAAGAAGCAACTCCATTATTAGAAGATGCTGCTGCATTACCAACACTTGAACCATTAATAGCATTACGCACAATCGACCAGTTAGTAGATGTTGTTGGTCCTACTATAAATGCATCGCGTGTAACGTTAATACTATAATTAGCCATTTTCTATTATTCCAGTATTTACTATAATATGCGTTGGATAATCAATAATAAAAAACGGAATAAAAGAATCATTAAAATAATCTTTTAATTCTTGTGATATATTTGATAATTCAATAGATAAATTATTGTTCAATAAAGTATTAAGACTTGTTATATTATATCCACTATCTATTTCTGGGATATGAGTTATATTATAACTATATCCCACGCTTGGATTGCTAAAGTATATTTTGATTGCTAGCATTAGCCAACACCAGAGGAACCTGACCAGTTATTGAAATCTCTTGGTGGTATAGTGGTTAAACCAGCAATAACAGAAGCAGTTTGCTCAGATGCAGTATCAGAACGCAAAAATATTGAAGTTACGCGATAATCTGCTGAAAAAGATTGTGAACCGGAAATTCGTGTAAAATTATTATTGATAGTTCCTTTAACTCCATCAGCAGAAAATCCTAAGCGTATATCTCCACTGGAACCTGTTTCATTTAGAACAATAACAAACTTTGAAACTCTTGGAAATGAGATTTCTAACGGTTCAGATGAATTCGCTGGTACTGTGACTGAAGCACTCATCCAAGGTTCGCAACTTACTTGATAAGAACCTACGTGGTTAAAACCCGCTGTGTATAGAAATGTAGATGAGTCATTCGCCATATTAGTACCTCTTTTTTAATAAATAGTATTAACCCTTTAAAGCTTTCCATTTTTTGCCACCAAGAGCTAAAATACCATTTATATCTACTCCTGGATCTGCTGGATCGCGACCATCAGAGGTTAATGGGTTTTGATTACTATTAACTGATGGTTGTGACATTGATTCTCTCAAAGGTTCGGTTCCTTCAAACAAGTCTATTCCATTATAAGAACTTTTACCTATAGCATCTAAAAGTTTTTTTCTTGTTTCATTAGCTTGTTGTTTTTTATGCTTAACAATCTCTTCTTTGTCTATAAAGTTATTAGTTGGTTGTTTTGTTTCTTTTATAATGTTTCCTCCGATACCTTTTGCAACCTCAGAAACAATATTAGAAAGCAGACCTTCGTTAAGAAGAATTTCTTGAACACACTCTTTAACGATAGGTTTAATAACTTGTTTTAGTTCTGATCTTTTCATTATTTACTCAAAATATCATTTAAAATACGATTAATTTTATCTGCTTTTGTAAAGATATTTGGTTCTTTATGTTCTCTTATACCATTCTTAGAATGCATGAAAGCACCAGGAGTAGATGGCTCCGAAACAAAATCAAAGCATATAAGTTGGAAGTCATCTTCTACCATTAAACTACCCGCGCTTTCTTTTACAGTTCCTAGGCCGCGAGAAGATATGCCAAGGGTAACACCAGAATTGGCCAATTGCTTTAATATTTGTCCTGATGGTGTATCAAGTATCTCGACTTTGCCCATAAGAGCAGGACCATCCCACCACATATCTGTCACTAAATGTGAAGCGTTTTTTAAATTAATAACAGAATCATCTGGGTGATCCAGTTCTCCAAGGGCGCGCCGTTCTTTTACGAGTTTCCAATAATTTTCTACTTCTCTTTGCAAAACTCTTTTAGAATAAACACGACCGTTGCCATTTGGAGTATCATATTTTTGCATACAACCAGACATATAGAATTTTTTACCATCAGCAAAAAGTTGTTTTTCTGCTTCGGTTAAAAAGTCTTGGCATATACCTCCATCACAGAGGGCATAATATTCTCGTAAAAGTTGTTTTCCCATGATTATTCCTTAAATGTTTAGCGGGCGCAACCCGCCCGAACTAAGAGCCGCTGCAACAACGGCGAACTTCTGGAATGTTTCTACGTCGCATTGTTATACTCCTTTGTCTTAAATTTCTTCTGGCTGCATTAGTTTTCTAACTTCACCAAGGTGCCCTTCAATCTCATCTCTTAGGGCTGTATTTTCTAAGCCAGTAAGGGCTTGTGAAACCTCATTGACCTTTCCAAAGGCATAGTCTAGAACATCCATATCGCTTTCCTTTACTTCCTGTATTGCGTCAATTTCTTCCTTAATAATCTGCTTAAGTTGTGATTTTGTAATTTTCATTCTAGCTTGTCCTTTGAAATTTTAATTCCATTATCATTAACTATCATAGAAAGCAAATATGAAACACCAGATCCAATCCAGCCACATATAAAAAAGTTTGCTATGGTGTAGTCAAAAGTAAATAGTTCTGTCCAAGCATTTATTCCAAATAAAAACCAGCCTGCATGGAAGCCAAAGCATAGGGTGCAATTAAATAATTTGCCAAAACCCCAAAACCATTCTTTATTTGGTCGGATTTTATTAAAAATGCTAGCATATACAACAAGATAAGTCAAGCCGTAGCAAGCAAGAGAAAACCATAATAAATCCATGTTAATCCCTATTCATATTGATAATTTTGCCAATAAGGACCGTAAGAAATACCTGGTCGAATAGTTCCCTTTTCAGGTGCTTGTGGAACTTCTCCAAGTTCTGTTGTATCTTCGTCAGAAGGTTCAACAAAGTAATCCGTTTCCATTTCTTCAAATTTATCCATAAATTCAAAATAAGGTTTTTCTAAATCTATCCATTTTGATATATTTAATAATACCATATTTATAACTTTTATTTTTTCTGACTGATATAAATAACCTTCCATGGAACCATATACTAAGCCGCCTTGTATACTTTCTGGATCAATTAAACCCTTCTTTATCATAAAATCAAAGAATCTATCTTCTGCTCCGTAAACTAATTCTGACATTATATCTTTTGGTAATAAAAGAATTTTATTTTTCTGTATCATTATAATTATATCTATATCTGAATGATCAGAAATAAACAAGTCTCCATTTACAGATTTAGATATTTTAAGATTAATATCTGCTACTTTAGGTGGAGGAGGTTGTTTTACTTCTTTTTTCTTTTTGCCTATTGTAATTTTTATAGCCATTACTCAGCTATTTCCTTTACAAGTTTTTGTATTTGCATAATCTTATAAACCATGTTTTCATCGACTCTTTGTTCTTTGAATGATTCAAAAACATTATCTAAAATATCTAATTTTGTTGCGAGTTCTTTATCAGATAAGAAAATTTCTTTTTCTTTTGATTCTTCTATAATGTTGTAAAGTCTGCTTAATTCTTCATTTAAAAATACATTAAATTTTACTTCTTCTGAACCATGATAAACAATAAAATTATTTAATAACATTTTTTGTTCTGGTAGTAATTCATCTTTATATTTTGTATTGAAATTCTCTACAATTTTCTTATAAACCAATTTATCGATGTGTGGCATATCTTCTTTTGTTTTAGGTATATTATGGTTCTTTTTAACCATTGTTCCTATTATGTTTCTTTCAAGTAATACTCTTTGTTTTGCAGGTATGTCATCAGAAAAGATTTGTTGAATTGTAGCTAAATGACGATAATTAGGAATAAAATTACTAAAAATCTCTGGACCTACTATTTTATTCAATCTATTGATTATGGCTGTTTGTTCATTAAAAATTTCTTGTTTATCGAGTTTTAAATAATCTTTCTTTGTTTCTTGTATTAATTTATCTGCTGTATATAAATCCATTTCTTTTGATTCAGAAATATTCTTTATCAAATCTAGTTCTTGACGTAGAACTTTACCTTTTCCAAAATGTATTTTTACCACATTTACTAATTCTTCTTTAAGTAATAAATTATTAGAAATAATAGACTTTGTTATTTCTTTTACCAAAGCTTCAAACAGAAATGCAGTATTTCTTTTTTTATTGTGCTTTAGTTTCATTTTTGTTCTCCGATATAATCTGCAAATTTTCTATAAGTTTTTTAATTTCATAATCATTAGAAAAAATATTCTTTTCTTCTATTTCTAATGCCTGATTATAATTAGTTTCTTTGTTTTCAAACATCCCTTTAGATAATGAGTCTAAACCTCCATAACCTTTTTTACCTGGTACTGTATACCTAGGGTCCATATTAGTATTAGATATTGCTTTAATATGTCTTGTATACGCTCCTTCTGGTCTTTTATCTACTTTAGTAGGATAGTAGATTTTTCCTTTTGAACCTTTTGTATAGTATCCTTTGTCGCTTCTTCTTCCTGGTGCTGCTAATAGTACATCTTCTTCACCGCCGCCAAGTTCTTCACCGCCGCCAAGTTCTTCACCGCCGCCAAGTTCTTCACCGCCGCCAAGTTCTTCACCGCCGCCAAGTTCTTCACCGCCGCCAAGTCCAAGTTCAGAGGATAAATCTGTTCCAAGTCCTGCTGATATTCCTGATGCCTCCTCTTGCATTTTCTCTGCAACGGCTGCAATTTGAGCATCAAATTTTCTATCATAATAAATTTCACGTTGACAACGATTATATTCTTCGTGAGACATATTAAATAATTTTTCTGCTACCCAACGACGTGAAAAATATCCTTCAGTTGCTGATGAGGCAACATCAAATTTTTGCTTCCAGTGTTCCAATTCTTGCAATTCAGAAATTTTTGAAGGATTATTTAAAGCTAATGAAAAACACAATAAGTCATCTCCTCTATATCCTAGAGTATAAAGATGAATAATTCCAATTTTTTCTAGTTCAGAAATAATTGGTCTTTGAAGTCTTTGTATTGTTCTTGCAAAACGAATATCTTTTTGTGCTAATGTAGTTTTATCTTCCTCTGCTCCTTCTGAATTCGTCAAATATGATGCTGGTATTTTTAAAGCAGAAAATAGTTTATCCCTTAAATATTTAACATCGTCTATATCTCCTGTAAAAGTTCCTCCAGCTAAAGCAGTTATATCTGTTTTGCTTTCACCACGAACAGGAATATAATAATCCTCTTCAACAGATAAAGGATTATATCTAAGATCGACTCTACCTGAAGTTTCATCAACAATTGTATTTCTCTTCATGGAAGTAATAACTTTTTGCATATATTGTTCTACTTCATTTGGTGGAATTTGTCCAACATCAACCTTGATAACTCTTCTTTCTGGTGAACGAACAATTCTATATGCCATCATCGCATCTTCTAAAAGAATCAATTGTCTGAAAATACGTCGAGCGGGTTCAAGTACAGAAGTTCCGTATGGTGCATACTTATCATTTCCTAAAATACGAAAATGTGCAATTTGCCAATTTTCTAATGTCAATCCTGCTGAATTCCATTGATACTGGACATAATTTGGATTAGTTTCGTCTTCACCCTCTAATCTTTCTATTTGATTAGAAGGAAGTCCAATAGCAGTTTTTATACCAATTTGTTCATCTATATCTAAATATAAAAAGAAATCTCCATATTTACACATAGACCGACACCAACCAAAAAGATTATGATCTATGTTTAAAATATTGTGATATAAAGAATTTAAAACATATTTGATTTCTTCATTAGTACATTTAATTGTTAACATATCCTGTAAAGCAGAATGTGTTGTCATTTCATCTGCATAGATATCTAGTGCAGATGCTATTTCTGGGGTATATTCCATTTGCTCAAAATCAACATAACGCTCCGCGCGATTATGTTGATTCATAATGCCAAGTTGTAGATTATACGCGTTGCTCGACTTTGCGGTTTTAAATTCTAAACCGCTTGCAGAAACAAAATTCTTTTTATATGTGTCTAATTGATATCTTCTTAACTTTCTACCGGTTTGGGTTCTACGACTAACAAGAGGTCCAGAAAAAACCTTAGTTAAAGCTTTAAATAATTCTGATTGTGGATTTCTAGTATTAGAGTTTCTACTTATTCTTCTATTTCTGTTAGCCATTATTATTATCCTTTAATGATCCAAAGAAAATCTTTTTGTTGTTGCATTTCTTTTTTTGCATTATCATTCCAAAAACCTTGTCTATGTCCTTCCATTCCTGCTATTGTTGTTTGTATTTTCTTAGAATTTAATTTCATAGCGTCTACCATTGCTCTTTTATATTGTATATCTCTTTGATTTACTGTAAGGGCTGTATCTCTTACCCAACAAGCAATTGCTAGAGATATAATTAAATCATCATGATAAGAACGCATTGCCTCGGCGCGGTTATTATTCCAAATAAAAGTTTTAAATTCATTGGCAGTTCTGCTAGAATATATAGTAATTAGTTTATTTCTGATAAACTCTTCTAATTTAGCAATTATTAATGGTCTCGTCTTAGTTGAAGTAGTAAACCCTGGAACTGAATTATTCATATATTCCGCTTTAACACTATCTATATATTCATGAGTTCCTTTAACAGAATAATATAGATTTGGGTAGTTCTTTTGTTGTAGTTTTTCAAGTACAGAAATTCCTAAACTGTTATTTTCCACCACCAGTAAGCAATTACCAAATTCTCTACCCACTGAGTCTAAAATACTAGAGAAATCTTCTAGATTTGCTTTTCCTTGATATTCTCCTATAACTTCCATCGTTTCTAATTTTAATAAATGGAATACGGAAAAATCTGCTCCGTCTCCTCTGGCAACATCTGCAACCAATAAATAACTTGCAGAAGAATCATATTTCTCCCACAACCATAAATTTCTATCAAATCCAGTTTTATAATTTGGTTCTTTTGAACATTCTAATATTCTTTCCAAATCTTCAGAAGAAATAACTGTTTCACCAGAAGCATTAAAAGAACATTCTAACTCCTGCGCTATTTGTCTACGGGACATATTCCTGGTTTCTTTTTCAAACCATTTTAAATCTCTTTCCGGATGTACATCCCATAATAATTTAATTGTATGAAAATCATTAATATTTTGTTCAGCTTCTATGTATGTTTTGTGAAACCAATTACCAACGCCATTAGGAGTTGATAATGCTATGCATCGACCGCCTGTTGATAAAGTTGGATATAGACCGGTCCACAACTCTTCAAGTCCCTCAACGTGCGCTGCTTCGTCTATAACTAATAAAGATAATGCTTCTGAGCGGCCGGCGTCTCCTGATGTAGATGCGGCCTTAACTTCAGAACCATTAGAGAGAACAAATGAAGTTCTATTATCTATTTTAATATTTGCTATTCTCAGCCAAGGAGGAACATTTTGCATTATGTTTTTTACTTTTTTGACTAAGTTGGCAGCAGTAGCAAATTTAGTTGCAATAACTAAAACATTTTTATCGCGGTGGAATAACATCAACCACACTACATATGCAGCAGTCGTGGTTGATATACCTAATTGTCTCCCTTTTAAAATAATATTAAAACGATAATCTTTGAAATCTTGTATTACATCATCTTGAAAAGGGTAGGTTTTAAATGGTATAAGACCCTTCATAGGGTGAGAGATTTTACAATAATTATTTATAAAGTATGAAGGGTCTTTACCGCATTTAACAATTTCTTTTAAAATTTCTTCTCTAGATAGCGACATTAATCCTTACGCTTATCATTAGGAGCGCGACCTGTTCCACCCATTTCTAAAAATTTCTTAAAATTAGCATCTAGTCTTTCTGTCGATGGTTGTAATATTTCTTCTGAATCTACTCCACCAATGCTAAACATTTTATTTGCGGTTATAAAATGACGAATTCTTGATGTACTTTGGGCTAAGATATTTACTTCTTTTTCTGGTGTAAGAGTAAGTGCTGTTCCTGTTACTTTTTTATATTCTTTTTTGATAAATGAAGCAATATCAGTAATCATCTGGTCTATTTCAGTCTCAAAAGCATTTGCTCCATTGCCATGGATATCTTTTAACTGGATTTCTGCTTGATATGTAATGCACAATTTATTTCCCATAAATTTAACACCAAACCCATCCATTACTCTAGAATCAATTAATGGATTTCCTTCTTCTCTTTTAAGACCAATTTTAATAGGTTCACCTTTATCATCAAGCGCACCATCATATGAATTTGATATTACTTGTGATATTCCTTTTATAATTTCTAATGTTGTGGCCATTTAAATACTCCTACGATTTTGTTGGTCTCCAACCGGAAAGCCATCTTTCTTCTCTTCCGCCTTCTATCCATTTGATATAACAATTATAACAGCAGTCAAATTTGTTCATAAAAACATCATCTTTTATTTTAAAAGAGTATACTTCACAAACAGGGCAAATCCTTTTGGTGGTTTCTTTATTAAATAGTTTTTTAGAAACTAAAAAACCATCTTGCTCTATTTTATCATTCTTTTCATCTTGTATAAGTTCTTTTTCATATACTTCTTTAATCTGATTTAAATAATCTTTTTCTTTTTCATCATTCCAGTATTTTCTTGGGTTTTCTATCGCTTCTTCGCCATACTTATTTGCTATGGCTTGTTCAAATTTTGCTATATCATTTAAATCTAATTTTCTAGACATTATTTACTCGCTATATAATAACTTCCAAACCCAATACTAAAACCTACTGCTGTACTTATTACTATTGCAACTGGGAGATTTACTTTTGTTGTTTTAGATATCTTTTCTCTTAAAAGATCATTTTCATCTTGCAAAGCATTTAATTGAATTTCAAAACGATTTTTGTTTTCTTCAAATTGAATAAATAAAATATCTTGCTCTTTGAGCAAAGAAATTTGTAATTCACTTTTTTCAAATTCACACTTTTTTTTATATTCTAATTCAACAAACTCTTTAAATGTCAAAAGTTTTGCTGTTGCAATATCATCAAAACATATAGCATCATATGAAATTGTCCCGCCTTTGGGAATAAGAGAAAATCTTCCCTCGTCTCCAAAGGCGGGTTTTGTTAAGAATAAAGCTGCACTCAACAAAAATAATATTTTATTCATCCACATATTCAAAGCCAAATTCAGTTTGAATTTTTATAATAAGTTGTTGCGGATCATCTCTTCTCATTTTAACGATTTCTTTTTCATTAACAACTTTTTTCTTTTCTAATTCAATTATAAAATCATTCTTTTCTTTTTGAAGAATAGCCATATCCTTCTCATATTTTTTAATAACTTCGCTTATTCTTGATGCTTCGTTTTTGTAGCTTTCTATTAATGCTGTTTTTTCTTCTTGGTGAATTCTTTCTGTTTCATTTATGATTTTTAATAGATTTTTATGATCTTTTTGCCAAAAAAAACAATTTACAAGAAGTAAAGTAATAAGCGAAAGTTCCTTCCAGTGTTTTTTTAAAAAATTTAAAATATATATCATTATTCCTACTATTAATAACTTAAGTGGCGCGATGTTTACTGTCTTTAATCTCCACCCAACACCATATTTATTTCTTTATATTCACGCAGTCTGTCTTCAAGATCACCACGTCCACGTCCGCTGAGTAAAGTTTTAATTTGTTGTTTAATTTCTTCTGTTGTATTTGTGTCTTGTTCCATTATACTTCTTAATTCTTCTTTGATAATATTTCTTAACTGTTATTTTGTAATTTTGATTTTTTTCCTTTTTGATATAAAAAATTAAGAGGATTTCATCTTTGCGATAGAATCTACTACGGTTTGCCCTCCAATATAGAGAGCAGAAATCATGACCCAATCAGAACTCGTTAAAAACCCAAAAATTGCCAATCCTGTTGCTACTGACCAAACAAGCAATTTGCGTGAAACTATTTTTTCTAAACCTTTATCTAACATATTTTTAACAGACATATTTATTTCCCTATTATTTTAAAAACCTACCTAGGTGAAAATCTATATCAATTACACCTTGTTTAATAAGAGTAACAAGAATTTCTTTTGGTTCGATATCGGCATCAATAAGAATTTAGTCGATTTTGGTTCGGATTTCATCGTCTGAATCTACCGGGTCTTGTTCCGTTAAATTTGTCAATTCTTCCTTGATAATCTGTTTAAGTTGTGCCTTGGTGATTTTCATTTTTTTGGTTCCTTTAACGTAGATCGAGTGATTATATTCGCCGTCGTTGAACCTGAGCATAGTTCGAGTTGGTGATTCCTCCAACGTACTCTCTATCTCTTCCTTAATAATATTTTTTAACTGTGATTTTGTTATTTTCATGATTTAAATAACTCCTCTTAATTTTTTAAAGAAAGACATCGCAATAGGCTTGCCTTCCTTGAAATTGTAATTTAACCCTTTTATTTTTTCATAAGTCTCTTCAAAGGCAGAACGAATTTCTTCATTTTCAAGGGCAGCCGAAAGACGCTTCATCCTTCCTCCACCAGAGAGCATTTCCCATTCAGGA